CTGCTGAAACCCGGCGTGCTGCAGCCCCGCCTGTTGCTGGTAGCCAGCGTTCGCGTTCGCCGTCGAGAAGTCACCGGCGCGGCCCTGGGCGCCGATCCCGGCCAGTGCCCCGTGCGCGTTCATCTGGTCCGTCATCGCAGCTTGCTGCCCCATGCCCGCCGCGGTCGAGCCGAGCGCCGCGGACTGATTCGCCGCGTTGCGGTATGCCAGCGCCGCGTTCCCGCCGCGGGCCATCCGCGCCTGCGCCTGCTGCGCCGCAAGCGCGTTGCCCATCTGGCGCTGAACCGCGAGTTCGCCGGCGCCCTGCTGTTGACCGGACGCGATGCCCTGGAGCTGACCGAGCTGCTGGAGCTGCGCCCGGCGAAACGGATCGTCGCCCATCTGGAGCTGCGCCGCCTGCATCTGCGCGGCGGGGTCCGCCTGCGCAGCCTGCATCTGTGGCGCCTGCATCTGCGTGATGCCACCCGGGTTGTAGCCCTGGTTGATGAGGCCGAGGATCTGGTCGCGGTCCTGGTACTGCGTGCTCTGCGGACTGGATCCGCCGAACCACCAATTGAGATCGCCTGGGTCTGACATGGTTGCTCCTATGCCGATCGGGCAGCCCCGACCTTGTAATCCGGGCCCAGGGCGCCCCCGATGAGTAGCAGTTCGGACAGTTCGAAGCTCGCGCCGAAATCACCCTCGGCCTCGATATCCTCGACGAGAAACGAGATGGCCTGGCACCGCTTGTTGAGGTGGACCCTCCGCTGGTACCGCGTCCCGCCGCCATCGCCACCGTACGCGCCTGCGCCATAGGCGCCCGCACCGTAGAGCGACGGATCGAAGTTCGCGTTTACATCGGACAGGATCGGCGCCGAGTACGCCGCGTTGTAGTCGAGGCGATAGCGGATCGACAGCGTGTGCGCGCTGATGTACTCGCCGAGCCAGTAGGCCCAGAGCGCCTTCTGCCAGCCCTGCAGGTACTGGGCGAACCGGATCCACGCCGTCTCAATCCGTAGCGGGATGCGAGAGTTGTCGTCGCGATACACCCCGGGCGTCTCCCGGAACACGCGCGAGTCGGTGCGGAGGTAGTGATACGTGCCGTCGACCACTACCGCGTCAAGGCCGAGATGGTTGGAGAACTTGCTCCACTGGTTGCGGTCGTAGTCCCACAGCAGCGAGAAGCCGTCCGCGGTGTCGGTCAGGTACAGGATGCTCTTGCGATCGGGCAGGAGCGTCGTGCGCGTGAAGTTCTGCGTCGACAGCGGCTGCACCGGGTTGCCGATGTCCAGGATGTTGCGCCCGTGCGCGAGCAGCTTGATGCCCTTGCTCGACTGGAACGTGATACCCAGCGGTGTCTGACCCACGCTCGAGGCGGACGAGCAGCCAACATCACTCGTCACCAGCTCAGCGCTCGAGAAGATGTTGCTCGACGGGTCGACCGACGGATCTGCGAGCGGACCAGGACCGCCGAACACGCAGATCGCCGTCTCCTTGAACGGGATCACGAGGTCGTCGAGGATCCCGATCGCAGCCAGCGCACCACCGAACGGGTCGGTCGAGACGCCGAGCGCGATCGATGACTCCATCGCCGTGTCATCGGCTCGCAGCTGAGTGAACCGCACGAGGTGCGGATCGGTGGAGTCGTCGAAGAAGATGCGGTTCTTTCCGGCCGCGATGATGCCGCCACCCCACGGCGCCGGATCGTTGCTGAGGATCCCGCCGTTCGTGTAGAGCGGCTCGCGGAGCACGAGCTGTGCGTCGGTCAGGTTGTCGACGAGCGTCACGGTGTCCACGGTGACGCCGTTGTTCACGTACCGGTTGTCGCCGGTCGTGACCGTGACGTCGTTGCTCGTGACCCGGTAGAGCGGCAGCGTCGAGTCGGTGCCGGTCGCGCCCTGCGCGCTGCGAGCCGCGCAGATGCGGACGTTGCTGAACTTGGTGAGTCGGCACGTGGGCAGCGCGATCGAGAACTTCTTCGGGCCGCCGGCCATCGTGACCAGCACCTTCACGCTCACCGCGCCACGATGAAGCTCGCCCTGCGCGTCGACTGCCTCGTACCAGAAGGCGTAGAGGTACGTCCCGTTCGGGATCGCGCCAGCCGCGCCGATCGAGACCGCCGTCGCCAGGTCGACCGGGGTGCCGGTGGCATCGAACCCGAAGTCCGGCGCGCAGTGGAAGTCCGCTTCGTGCCAGCCGTCGCCGTCGTAGTGCATCGGCGCCGCGCTCGCGAGGTACAGCCCGCGCCCGAACTCCACGGTCTGGTACTTCGGCAGTTGATTGAGCGTGACCAGCTTGAGGCCCTGCTCACTGAACTGGTCGCCGTTCTGCGAGGACAGCTGAATCCGGTACGGCACGCATACCGCGTGCGTCCGGCTGTACGTGTCGGTCTCGCCGATGTCGTCTTGCGTGACGGTCGGCAGGTGCTGCGTCCATGCGCGCGTCCCGGCGCCGGTCGTCCGCATGAGCGATCCGGAGCCTTCCCCGGGCATGAGCCGAGCGATGATCGTGTTGCCCGGCGAGTTGACGCCGCTCGTATCGGACATTCGCAGCGCGGCGACGTATGGGAAGAACCTCGCCGTGTGGGCGATCATCACGTACGCGTCGCTGCCATCGTGCCAGCCGCGCGACACTAGACCATGGCCGCGCAGAGTCGTGGTCGAGCTCGCCGTGTTCGAGATCGAGTCCAGCCAGCCGCTCTCGACGATGGTCAGATCGGAGCGTGCCGCCGTGATCTCCGCGGCCCACCACAGCTGGACGCCTCCGCTTGGTCCGACATCGCCCCACGCTGATGTGATCCGCCGGTACGTGCCGGTCGTCGCCACGGAAGCGTAGGTCTGGACGATCGCCAGAGTCTCATCGAGCATGTGTGCCTTGATGAGCGCCGCCGCATTGATGTAGACGACAGCGATGCTGCGCTGAACCGGGCTGTATGTCACCGCGATGGGGCCCGCGACGGCCGTGGCGACATTGACGACCGGAGGCACGAACGTTCCGGCGGGCCCGAGGAAGCCGATCCGATACCCTGTCGCTGCAACAGCCCACGCGATAACAACCACGCGGGCGACTCCACCGATCGTCAGCGCCGGTGCGCTCTCGGCGTCATAGAACGGGTTCACGCCGTCGAGATCGGTCACCGGAGTCGAGACCGTCGGCGCGTTCGCCGGGGATGCCGGGTTGATCAGCGCCAGCTTGATTTGGCCGAGATCCTCGCGCGTCCAGAGCACGTGCAGAACCTCGCCGACCGGGACACAGCGCACATTCTTCGCGTTCGCATTCGAGTCCAGCTGCGTCTGACTGAGCAGGATCCGCCCTGTCGCGGCCTCGATGACCGAGCACCAGACGCCCCCGCGGCTGTCCTCCCATGCCACGACACGGATCCCGTTGCGGGTCGCAACGTCGGGCTGTGTCTGGTAGCTGCCGGTGCGCGCGATCGGCAGCGTCGTGACCGCGCTCGCCGCGACCTCGCCGGTGTCGGCCCAGCGGTCAGCGGACGGCCGGTAGCTGTAGCAGCGCTGGTCGGTGAACAGCAGGACCTCGCCGTCGCGCTGAGACAGCCCGCGCGCGGTCGCGTAGGCGCCGCCGGCCTGCTGGATCTGGCTCGACAGCGCCTCGTAGCCGTTGCGCTTCGAGATCGTGCCGCGCTTGGTCTGCGAGAAAATGCCGTTGACCAAATCGATCAGCTGGGTCGTCGGGACCTGCTTGTGGTCGACGCTGGTCTCGACGCCGCCGCTGAACCCGACTGCGAGCGGTGTCTTACGCAGCGCCATGCGGCACCTCTGCGCAGGGGTTCAGTTGAGCGCCACCGACGGCGTGATAGCCTGTGCGGCCATGAGGGTGGTTGTTCTCTTCGTGGTCGCGCTGGGCTGCGTCGGATGCAAGCGGCCACTGCGGCCAGGTGAGACTCGCTGCGTTGGCATCCCAAGCGGCAGCGTGATCATCACGAAGTGCGAGACGTACGTTCCGCCAGACGCTGGCAGTCCTCGGTAGGACATTGACCGGCGGGCGAGGTGTGCTCAGGATGGGCGCATGAGGATGGCGTTCCTGGTTGTGGCGATGGTTTTCCTGGCCGGCTGTTCGAGCGACGAGGGCACCATCGAGCCCGATGCTGGCATTCGCATAGACGCTCGGCCGGACGCGCCGCCCAGCGCGGTATGCGACGTGTTCGGCGAGGCCTGCAAGTCCGACCCGCCGGCAAACACGCTCTGCCACAACGACAAGGGGTGGTGCATTGACGACGTCTGCCGTCCGCAATGCGCCTACGACACGCCACGATGTGAAGGCGTCGTCTTCGTTCGCTCGCCCGCCGGTGGCGGCTATTGCGCGCCCCGGTAGCATCATGGGTCGTCGTACGAGATGCTCGCGCCGAACACCTGGTGAGTCGGTTGGCTGACGTCGACCTGAATGAAGTACCCCTCGCTGGCGAGGACGGTGTGATTGATCCCGGTCAGGTTCTGCGATTCCACAACCGCCCCAGTGCTGTCGGCGGCCCCTACGGCGACGTCGTTCACCACGCCGGTCCCGATGGTCATCCGCCTGAGCTTCGGGGTAATGGAGGCGCCGGTTCCGTTCACGTTGTAGAACTGGCGGTACGTCAGGATGCGCTTTCCAACGGGAAGCGGGATCCACGCCTGGACCGTGCAGGCTCCGGTGAAGCCGGTGATGTAGCCAATCTGGTTGAACGGCACGTAGGCAGAGGCGCCGTCCGCACGGAATGCGGCGATGTGGATCCCGAGTTCCTCAGATGGGTGCTTGTAGCGACCGGTTCCGCTGACCGTGAAGGACTGATTCGCGCCGGCCGTGACACCGGCATTCGCCGTGATCAGCGCGCTCGCCGTCGCGCCGCCCGTAAGCGTGACGTTGTTCGTGATCCCACCGCTCAGCGTGACCGCGTTCGCCACCGTGCTGCTCGCACTCAGTACGCCCGCCGCGCTCATCTGCATGAGCTGAGTCGAGCCAGGCACCGCCGCTGGCCACGTCACGTCGTAACTCGCCCCGAGCGCGGCCGGGCTCTTGAGGCGCACGCGGTTGACGATGCTCGCTGCGGTCTCGTAGATGTCGATGTCGCCGCTGCGCATACGGGCCCACGGGCGCGGCGCGCCGGGCTGCTGGTGCCAATAGCTCAGGCTCGCGGCGTCGTAACTGAGCAGCGCGCTCGCTGGGATGTAGTCGCCACCAATGCCACCAGAGAACGCGGCAACGTTCAACGCGGCGCCAAGCGTGACCTGCACATTGGAGCCGAGGATGGTGCGGTAGTAGAGCTCGTTCGCGGTCAGTCCGCCGGTACCGTCGCTGATGAAGAACGCACCGACCAGCGCCGTGACCGTCGATGACGCCACGGGAACGAAGTCGATCGCCTTGAGGTCAAGGATGGCGCGCGGTGTTCCGCTCGGCGAGAACGAGAGGTCAGCGTCGATGTCCAGGCCGCCGGTCGGAACCTTCACGCCACGGCCGGTCGTGTGGTTGTGCGAGTCGACTGCGTCGAACACACTCGAGAGGATAGTCGCCCACACGTCATTCGACGCGTGATCGATCGGCAGTGTCAGTCCCATATTAGGAGTTGACATATGGGACTCCCATTAGTACGTGCTCATGGCGTAATCGCTCCGAAGGACTTCCACGTTCCGGGTGAGACCCACACCCAACCAATGAATCCGCCCGCGACCGGATCGGCGTTCAGCACGATCTCGCCGAAGCGACTTCCGTTCGTTGTCGGCGGCATCGCCGCGGACCCCGTACCGCGAATGTTCGCCGCGAACTGCACGACCCCGTCGATCGTACTCAGCCCGCTGAGTCTCGCCTGCAGCTGTCCGATGACGAGTTCGAGACGGTCAAGGCAACGCTGAACGATCTCGTCCTCCGGGCTTGGCAGGACGGTCGCCGTTCCTGGCGCTGGCCGCACTGGCTTGTGCGCCGGCATCAGGTCCACCATCCTCCGTCGTCAGGACCGCCCGTCATGAACTCCTGCGGAGGACCGCGGGGATCAAGGTAGAACGGCTCGCCCGCGTCCCGGTTGTCCGATGCCGTCCGCAGCAGCGCGGTCAGCTTCTCGATCTTCCGATCGCAGTCTGCCGTCGGGAGGTCGTTGCGCTCGAGGATGTCGCGCTGAGCGATCTGGACGACGAGCCGAATCTCGATCGGCGCGTCGAACACAACCTCGTTGGTGTCGTCGGTTCCGCTGAACTGGTACGGCGCCGGGATGTAGAAGGTCCGGATGATGCCGCCCGTCGGGACCTGCGCCAGCACGAGCGTCTGGCCCTGGATCCGGTAGCGCGGGGGCTGCCTGCCGGTCGCGCTCTGGCCCGAGTAGGCATGCGCCGCATCCAGCGCGTGTGGCAGCATCGGTGACCAGCGCGTGGCCTCGGACGTGGTCGCGTCGCCCGTGAAGTCGATGTGGCGCAGCTTGTAGAAGCCCGGGGCGACATCGGTGAGCGCGTAGGCGCGCGTACCGGACGTCAGCGCGAAGTCGTTCTCGATCGTGTAGTAGTCGGCCCACCGCTGGACCACGATGTCGTAGCCCTCGATCAGCGCGTAGTTGATCGCTTGGAGCAATACGTCGCCTGTGACGTCGCCCGAGTTCTCCCACTGGCCAAGCTGCTGTACGGCGAGCGCGAGTTGGGCGTACGTGCTCTTGAGCGGTACGGCATCACCGCCCAGATACGCCGCAAGTCCGAAGGCCAGGCTGCTCATGCGGTTGTGCTGTCCGTAATGAGGCCGAGTCCCGCGAGTGCGGTCAGCAGCGAGGCAAGAGCCGCGTTGCCGCCGCGCGAGCCGGTGACGGTCGGCTTGGTGGCTGTGGTCGCTCCGAAGAAACCGATCTTCGTCGACAGGTGTCTGAGGCTACCGTCCGTCCCGACATCGAAGCTGCTCGCGCCGCCAGACTGACAGCGAACGCGCAGCACACCGCCGCTTCCGGTCGGCAGGTCGAACGCATAGACGTTCGTCTTGGTGCTATCCGTCAACGACAACGCGTGCTGGTTCGTCGCGTCGGCCGCGATCGCGATCCCGCCGCTGTTCGTCGGGTGGTTGCCCGAGAGGTAGTAGTCCTTGTCGACCACAATGCGATCGACCGGCGTGGAGTCGTGGATCGCCAGGACGTTGCCGGTTTGCGCCGGTCCGCGGCGGAGCCGCACGGTCCCCAGCGCTGGCTCGTCGTCCTGTGCGCCGACCTGCAAACGCGCCTGACCATCGGGTGGCGTGATGCCAATTCCGATGGTTGGCGACAGTGCGCCGCGATGCTTCAGGTACACGATGTCGGCCGCGGTAAACGTGCGCGCGATTGTCACGGTGATGCCGCTCGCCGTTGCGGTCGCATTCGCCGACATGGTGAGCGATGTCGTGCCGGCAACCGCGGCGATCGTGGTGCCGACCGGAATGCCGGCACCACTGATCGGCGCGCCTACTATCGTCGTCACGAATCCGCCGCCGCTCGCGCTCGTCAGTGTTGGCGAGCCGAGCGTGGTCACGCCGTCATTGAACGAGTAGAGACCGCGCTGACCGGCGAGCACGAAATCGCGGCTCGTCGGCGCATTCGCGGTGTCGATGCCGATGAACCACCGGCCCCGGTTCCCGGCGTAGTCCATCTCGGGCCCCACGGCAGGATCGGAACTGTTGACGAGGTCGAGATCCTTAATCGTGGCCGTCGCGCTCGCATCCAGGATGCCGGTCTCCAGATAAGCTACAACCTCACCGACCACCTCGAGCACCAGGTTGTACTCGGTGTAGCTCACCTGCCGATTCGGATCGGTCACGGGGAACCGGTTGCCAGTCTTCGGCGAGGGCAGGTCGGTGAATAAGGTGGTCATGTTAGTACGTCGGGATTGACTTGGTTCCGATTATCGTAAACGTCACGAAGTCCGCCGCCGCAAGATCGGTAGCTGCGCCGGTCGTCTCCAGAAGGCTCGTGAACGAGAGCACTCTGGTCGTCGGATTGTAGTCCTGCACGACGATCTTCTTTGCGGTCGCCGCTGGCCCCCAGCACTCTCCGAAGATCTTCAAGATCACGGGGAGCCCGTCGAGCAGCTTCATCGTGTACGCGCCTGCGCCAGTGCGCACGATGTCCGTCGCCACGATCGGCGCAAAGTTGTTCGACGCGTGCATGAACCCGATGCTCGACGTCGCGGAGTACGTCGTCGGAGCCCGGACAGCGGCAGCTGCGCCAGCGCCCTGGATCTTCGCGAAGTGCGTGATCTGCTCCAGCGCCATCGCGAACGACATGTTCTCGGATCGATTCACGGCAGCACGATCACGCAGTTGAAGCCTGGTGCCTTGCAGCTGAAGTTGAAGTACTCGCCGATGCGCGCCTCGTAGCCGTCGTTGCCCTCGGAGACCTTGATGATCGATCCGGCGCGCTTCTGCAAAAAGTTCGGCGCGGGGCCCGCGCTGAACATGCACCACGTGCTCCACGTGAGGCAGTAGATCCGCTTCACCGGGCAGCAGCGATCCGTGTAGATCGTCAGATCCTTCCCGTTGAGGTTCACGCTGAACCCCTTGAAGCCGATCGTGGCCATCTTCTTGCCGTCGTAGCCAACAGCCGAGGTCACGATCCACTTGCCTTCCATCTGCTTGGTCAGCGTCCCGAACGTGATCGGATTCATCCAGACCACGTCGGGGTCTCCACCGATGTTGTCGGCCGCGGCGACCGCGTCGACGAGCAGGTTCGCCACCGACGCGCCGCCGGTGCCGCTGATGCGGATGCCGCCGAGGTAGTCGATCTCCGTCGTGCGATCGACGCCGTAGAATAGCGTCGCGGACGGCGCGGCGTCGGGCACCCAGTCGGCGAGCCCGGACGCTGCGAGGAATCCGCCCGCGGCCGGGATGTCGCCGTTGAGGTAGATGAAGTCCGTGTTGACCAGCGCCGCGATGCCGGTCGTGCCGGCCACGGTTGTGGTGAAGGCACCGGTCACGCGAGTGACGGTCGCGATCGTGAGCAGCGCGCCAGCGTTTCGAAGCGCACCGCCGAGCGTTGCCGAAGCGACGATCTGCTCGCCCTGGCGGACGCCCCACATCGAGGACGGATCCGCAAACGCGAGGTTAACTGTCGCGACGTTGACGACGCCGTCGAGCTGCCCGACCTCGCCCGCGGCCGTGCGGAAGAATCGGAAGTTGATGTAGTTGCCCTCGGCCTCGATCGCGTTGTCGAACTCGTCGAATGCCGACTCGAACGCGTCGTCATCGCCGGTCGCGGTCGCCTCGATCGCCTGGTTGTCGACCTTGGCGATCCGGTAGTGCGACTTGCGCGTGACGTTGAAGTTCTTGTAGCTGGACGTGTTGTTCTGCGCGTTGGTGATCGCGACCGAGAACGTCGACGAGCCACCACCGGGCAGCGCGGTCATGATGGGCTGCACCCATTCACGACCACCCGCGTTGGTCTTCTTCTGCGACTTGGCGAGCATGCCAGTCGCCTTGTTCTTCTGCATCGCCATCCGAGCGAGCTCGAATGGGCTGTAGTGTTCTTTGACTACCGGGTCGAGTACTGAGAGGTCCGTAACTGCCATGACACAGGTCCTGTTGGTGTGGGTGGACCTGCTTGCATCGAAGCCACTGCGCTATGCGCCGTTGGCTGCCTTCTGCCGCGCTCGAAGTAAAGCGAGGCTGTGAGCTCGGCGCTGTTGACGATCCATCGGTAGATCCGCTGGATCCCATTCCACTGGAGCGGGCGCTGCTGGCGTCGTCGGGGCTGGACCTGGTGCCCCACCTGGTGACGTTGCTGCTTTCGCCGGTGCTGCCGCGGGTGCTGGCGCCGCCGGTGCGAGCAGGGATTGGAAGTGCGCGGCCTTCTTCGCCGCGGCTTCCGCTTGAGCTTTGTAGTAGTTGTTGGCGTACTCCGTTGCCGTCGCGAGATCGGGCTTCTGGCCGAGCCGCCGCTGCTCCTTCAGGACCTCGTACACGATGACCTGCGGAGCGAGTCCGCCGGTGACCTCGGGGTCGTGCAGGAACTTGTGCTGCGCCGCAGCCGGAGCGATCAGCTCGGCGATACGGTTGACGTACGCGGCGTCACGCTGCTTGGCTTCTTCGGCCGCACGCGCCTCGGCGGCCTGCTTCTCTGCAGCTGCACGATCCGCGGCAAGCTTCTGCTGCTCGCGGGTGAGGTTCGCCGTGTAGACCTTGACGGTGCGGAGCGCCTTGCGCCCCTCCATCGCAGCCTTGACCTCATCGGGGAGCTTGACGCCCAGACCGATCTCCGACAGCTCGGTCACGAAGTCGGCGAGCACCGTCTTCATCTCGGCATCGTCGGTGATGCCATGCGCTTCCTTGAGCCAGTTCACGAACGTGGCGCCTGGCCGCTCGGCGACTGCCGTCCGATCCGGCCAGATCTTCTCGCGCTCTGCCACCGCCGCCTCGCGGGCTGCGATAGCTGCTTCGCGCTCGTCGTGCTTCGGGTCAGGCTGGGCTGGAGCCTGCGGCAACGCCGGCAGGGGTAGATCCGGCAAGGGCGGCAGTCCCGGTGGCGGAGTGACGGGCTCGGCGGGGGCCGCGGCAGCTGCAGCAGGCGGGGGAGTAGCAGGCGGAGGAGTGTGAACCATCGGCTCGAGATCGCCCTCGGTGGAGACCTCGCCGGCCTGGACCTGCTTGACGACGTCGCGGAACATCGCCCTGGACTTGGCGTTCCAGACACGCGGAGCGCGCGGACCGACCTCGGGGCCGGTGACGTCGTCATCGCCCGGAGGCGTGCCGATCTTGGCCGCAGCCTGCGCCTCGCGCTTCACCACAGGCTCAGCTTCGACGCTGGCCTCTTCGGTGGTCCTCGAGTAGAAGGATGACACGTATCCGTTGTCGTCGTCAGCAGGCATCAAGACACTCCAGGGGGCAACATCCCGGCGGCCAGCGCAGCGCTCGCACCACCAAGCGGGTCAGGGAAACCAGGCGGTCCGGGCGGCCCCATTGGGCCGGGCATACCGGGCGGCGGCATGGCGTTGGGATCAGGCATCGGCCCGGGCGCCGGGGCAGGCGCCGCCATCTGTTGCTCACCATCCAGCAACCGCAAGAACCACCGGTAGCGTCCGAGCAGGCTGTCGCTCGCGCCCTCGGAGTACGCGTTGCCGTACTCGCCGAGCGCCATCGTCTTCGCGAGCACCGGGTCCATCTGCGGCGTCGGCACGCAGTCCATGAGCGACACGTCCTCGTCGCCGAGCATCTCCATCACACGCTCGAGCATCCGTTGCGGGCCGAGCAGGTGACGGTTGGCTCGCGCGATGTCCGGCTCCTCGAACAGCGACGCCGTGATCAGCGGGTTGTTGAGCAACCCCGGGATCTTCGCCATGTCGCCGAGTGCGTCGAGCTTGCCGGCCCTCGAGTCGGGGAGGAAGTTGATCGGCTCGATGTTCAG